GCATTTCTGAATATCTCATCAATTTGCTTTGAATAAGAATCAATATTTTGAGCGTGCTGTTTTTCCCAAGCGTCCATAAGATTATTTAATCTTTATGTATTTATCGTTAAGGGTATCACCGACTTCAATCTTCCCATCCTTGTAAAGTTGATTAAGTGAGCGTATAACTTGATTCATAAACTCAACCTTCGTTACATACAATGGAGTTATCCCTTGCTTCGTTTTCTCGTTAATCATCGCCCACACGGCTTCCAAAATAAAATCGTCTATCATAGTGTTGGTTGCGTTATGCTGCTCATGTTTTCGTCTTGTAGTTGCTGCATTGTAGCATCAACGTCATCTGACCATCCTAAAAACTCCACGCCTTCTTTTTGGCTAATGATTGGCTTCCCTCCGGTTGCTGTCATCAAATTGCCAATAGTTTCTTTATCATCTGAGATGGTGTAAGGCGTAATTGATTGCTCAACGTTTAACGTTTCAAAAGCATTTGCGTATTGTGGGAACATTATTTTCGCATATTCACGGATAACATTCATCTCACGGTCTAAGGCTTCTAATAGCCGCCCCCTTTCCTTTAACACCTTCAAATAAGCATCAACAAACATCATTTTTCGTGCTTCTCCCGACATTGGTGTCGTTTTCATGGAGTCAAATGACATATCCGGCAGTTGTAACTGCGTGAAAAATGCCTTGTAAATGTTATCAATTTGCAATTTAATGCTATCAACTGACTGCGACCACGTAATGTATTGAGCCGACGAACCTTGAGGAAATTGGCGGACGGCTAATGAGTCATTTTCATTTCCACCTCCATATTTAATTTCTTTGTCGGCAAAAAGCGCAAACAAAGGCTTCCCGTTTTTGCGTATGTAGTTCCCATTTCGTGAGAGTGTCCATTCAATTTCTGAAACTTCATTTGAGGTATCCTCCCAAATAGGTGTCGGACGATAGCAATACACTGCGGGTATTTTTCCGAGTTTTATTTCCTCGTTTATTTCCTCCTCCCATCCTCCGCCGCCCTGTGGCAGTGCCCATCGAATCCGCCTGTTTGCTGTAAATGTGTCAAAATATTGAGTAGTCTTATCCCCATCTGACCTACTGAATAAGAAAGACAGAGCGATAAGATCGTCATTGTCATCAAAGAGAGGGTATATAAAATCACCGTTCATAGGCGAGTATGTTTTGCACCTTAATTTTAACGGCGACGTCTCCCCGTAAATGCTGTTTTGTTCTGCTACTGCATACCAGAGAGTAGCAAACTCACACGACGCAAAAAGGCTCGTACCACGATCAATGTTTACACTATCGATTCTGTTTTTCGAGTATATTTTTTCAAGTATTTTTGCCGCTTTTTGTTCCTCTGGGGTGATAGCCTTGTAAATTCTTTTAACAGGGATTCCAAATGTTAGTTCTGTCATCCGATCCGCTGCGAGTTTTTGCAAAGAGAGACCAATTCGTGACACTTTCGTCACTTCGCCTGTTGATTTTATCTCGTCTTTGTAGTTTGGATCGGTGAATACAGGGTGTTGCTTTTTGTCGTATTCTTTCTGCAGATCGCTCCATAAAGGCACAACTATGCTCTTGTATTTTAATTGTTTTATTTTGTCATCAATTGCGACGCCGGCGTCTGTTAAAAATGCTAAATCGTTCCCGTCCGTTGTTGTTGTCATGATAGTAAGTTTTTCAAAATTAAATTACACTAAATCGTTTAATGACTTCAAGTCTATCTCTTCGAAGTTTGACTTTGTTATTGGGTAAAACGTTTGAGCCAATGAATCAAATCTATCTGTGGAACGGTGTATTCTTTCAGCGATCTTTTCTTTTGGTTCAATTATTATATTGCCGTTTGATTGAAAGTGCCACTTTATAGCAGTTGCTTCCTCCATCAATTTGTCATCGATTGGGAGTGCCGCTTCGTTTTTGTTTTTTGGGTCAAGCCAATCTCTGACTGACCAAAACAGATATGCCCTCATATTGGCAAAAGTATAAACACCTGTAGCGTCTGTCAGACCGCTTGCACTTTCTGAATTCTTACAAGAGATTGCGTTATTGTAGCCAAGCTCGAGCAATCGTGAATAAACGCCCGCCCCCTCTCCAATCGTGTCGATAAACGCATAATTGTTTTCGTTTTTTAGGATAGACACCGCCATGCCTGCAATGTGCATGTGATCTGCCTTGCCCTGTGATTGATACACTTCGAACCGTGAAACGACATTCTTAATTCTATGGCAAAAAACGCTTTCATCCCTTCCCATGCCGGCGACATCGATACCAACTCGTTCGATCCCATCAAATATGATGCCTTTCTCCCGATATTCATTCCATCTTTTGTTTGCCATCTCGATCCATTCATAGGGGATAAGCGAGTCGTTTGATGTTTTAGGAAACATGCCCAAAACTTTCACACGGAATAAATCATTGGGTTTATAGAATCGTTTTTCACCTTCAATATCAAATTCAAAATCACCATCACCCTCAACGGCTTCCTCTTTAGCAATTGGAACACACCAATTAAGCACCTTATCTTTAACCCATTCGTAATCGACCTGGCCTGGAATTGTTATTTTTTTACTAACCACATTTTCTGCGTTTAATGAATTGAGTCTAAACTTTGCAAACCGATCACTTTTCATTGAGTTGGCAGCGTATCCGGATGATATATTAGGGTTGAACACTATCAAGAGCCGTGAGTTCCCTTGTAAGTTCCCTTCAATGGCATTGTAAATCGTCTCGGATAGTCCGGAGGCTTCTGTAACCACAAACATTGTGTTGACGGCATGGAATCCTGCCCATGCCTCTGTATTTGAGTCATCCGCTTTGAACCCTGTTAAGAACCACTCATCGTAATCAGTTCTGACATCACTTGCCACAACACGTCCAGGAAGCACGCCTGCATTTCTCATCAAACGACGTATCTCGGGGATCATAATATTCCCAACCTGACGCCCTGTGGGTGCCGTCAGAGCCACCTTTGTATTTTCTATCAACTTCCCTTCTTTGTTGAATTTAGGGGTTAAATATAAAAAGCACAACGAAGCACACGCCGCCACAAAATCCTTCCCTCGTGCCGTTCCACTTGCGACCGCCGTCATCTTATTGAATTGCACGGAGTTAATAACAGCTTGTTGTTCTTTGTCGAGCCGTGCCTTTAAGACATCACGAACAAATAGGTTCCAATCTGCCTGCCATGATTTGAAAATTGATATGTATTTTTCATTCGTCATCTTTTGCGGTTGCTTTTTTCATAAGTTCCTCAAATGGATTGACAGTTACTGAAACGGTGCTCGAGTTTTGGCTTATTACCATTCTGCCCTCTGTCCGGTCTGTAATCTCTCTGAGATATGGCAAATCCTTTCTACTCTTCAATACGGCGTTGTAAGCTATTTCGCAAGCCATTAGTCGTATCTTTTCTGGCTTTTCACTTGGAAACTTCTTAAACTCTTCAACCGTCAAAGAGAAAAAGTATCTATACCAATACGAGACGCTGCTATCTTTCGACCAGCTTCCTGTGCTTTTGTTCTGCGGATTGTCTCGAAAACCGCCTTTACCCGTTGGGTTGCAAACTAAACCTTTTCTGCCCATAGTTATGTATCTTACTTTTCAAGTTTTTATCATTCTTCGTTCTCTTCCTCGTCTTCCATGTAACTCAAGTCCAACTCGGGATAATTAGCCCTTATGTTTTTTGGGTTGCCTTTATAGAATACCAACACGTTTTGATGTAACTTAACGACCTTTCTTGAATTTGCAAATTGTCTCCCTGCTCTCATAGCGCCGCTGCCTATTGAGTTCGCAAGTATCATTTCGTTATAAAGCGATAACCCACTATCGATGAATGCATATATGGTATCGCTTACGAAGTTTCTATAGAGTCCGTTTTTATCCCTTACATCGCCGACGACGAAGACAGCAAACCTATCATTTTTCAATTTCTCGCAAGATTTGCGCACAATTTCACGATACACTTTTAAGAAGTTTTCATAAGTCATATTTGATAGGTCTTCTTTTTCATCGCTATAAACCTCTAAATCTGCATAAGGAGGACAGCTAAATATCATATCGGCATCGTATCCCTTTGCAATTGTATCGATTTGTAAGCTATCACCGGTCGTCCACGTTGGATATAGCTCTGCGTCTTGTAAAACTTCCTTTGCGTTTTCACGGTTTGCTATTATTTGAGTTTCGCTTAGGTCATTTCCTAAGTATTGGAAGCCTAACTTTGCTGCCACGATTCCACGAACCGAACCTCCGGCAAAAGGGTCGAGGATTTTTCCGGTTGGCGTATTAAACCATTTGTATGATAATTCACAAAGGACGGGGTCAAAAATTGAAGTACTGCCGTTTTCTGTTCCGAATAAACTATATCCACGTCGTATGCATTCATTGTATGTTGAATCGGCATCGTTTGGCAGTCCTTTCCTTGCTAATTCTGATTTAACTTCGTAGAATTTAGGACTTTGAGATGTTTTTGAGAAAGTGCATCCTTCTTTCCTTCCTTCTTCACTTTTTATGCCCAAACTCAACCAATAATTTTTGCGATCTTGCCAAATGCCAAGCTTTGTATCAAGGATAGAGAAGGGGGGGATAATAAATCTATCCGATAGTTTTTTAATTTTTTCTTTTATTTCTGTCCCTTCGTTATCTATTTCAAAATTAGGGATTTCCAACCCCCATTCGCTTAACTCTTCAGCATCCCATTCATTGGCGAGCATATCCCAATCGTTTTCACCGTATCCGACGTTGTCGGCAATGATAAAGCGCCTTGCTTCTTCTTCTGTAAGTTCTTCTGCGCGCTTAACCCATTCGTCTGGGACTTCTTTGTAGCCTAATTCTTTTAACGCTTTCAATCGCATATTACCTCCTAATATGATATTATCGGCATTAATAACCATTGGTCTAATTGCCATCATCTTAGGAAACTCTTCGATTGATTTAACAAGTTTCTTAAACCGGTCGTCTTTGATCAATCGTGGATTGTTTGGATTTTGTTTTATATCAGATATTTTCATACGGCAAAGATAATACAAAACGATTTGTTTTGTTCTGTTTGTTTATAATTTTTTTTTAATAACACTCTAACCTCGAAAAGATTCACCCTTGAATTCGATTAATGTAGTTGTTTCGACAAGGCGATCAAAAACACGACTTCCATATTTTGAAACAAGCTCGTCAAAGCTTAGATTGCTGGTAATTAATAGCAATTTGCCGTATTTCTCGGCAGCGTCCACGATTTCATAGATAACCATTCGTTTTTCACCGAATTTAATATATGCTTCCTCTGTTCCTAAGTCATCTAAAGAAATAAGTCTTTTTGAAAGGACATTATCAGGGGAGGCATTTACTTCTGTCATATCGAACGCAGAGACTATTAATCGTTTATATTTCAACAAAATAGCAGGGATAACATATCTTGTAATGAATGTTTTGCCCGTTCCAACATTGCCATACAGAAACAGTCCTTTGCCCTTGTTGTCGCCTAACCAATCGGTTATCAGTTTATAGTCAGGCAACTCAACATATTTTTTGTTACCAAGACTTAGATAATAAGTCATTGCATTTTTGAACACTTCCGTTGCGTTTGGAATTTGAAAGAAAACTCTTGTGGCCGGGACTTTCATGTTGTGAAGTCTCATTTCGTCTAAAATGTCTTTGAAGTCTTCCATAATTTTTTTTTTTAATTGTGATTAATAATTTAGCTATATGTATCCTTTTTGAAAACACCCCGTAAAACCCCTTTTATTTTCGTTATTTAGGCGTTTCTCCCCTTGAGTGGTACTACGTATCCACTTGCCTATTTTGAGCCCTTAAAATGGCCGCTTGTTTGTTTGCCTCAGCCTTTTCTATTTGCTTCCTTGTCAACTCATCCGAGAAAATGGTAGCTGCTGGGTGTCTGTACGGCTGTTTTTCAAATGTTTTGTAGTTGTTTTTTTGTTGGTTGTCGTTTTTTGACCATGTTACGATGGCCATTTTCCAATCTTTCATTGGATTTTTTCCAACTTTCCAGCCGTTTGACTCGTAATATGCCACGAACCGTTCAGCATCTACATTGTAACCTTTTTCTTTGATATAACTCTCTACTTCTTCAATAGTAGGTTGAACAAATTTTTTGCCGGCGCCCCCCTTTCCTTGTTCGGTTTCTTTTTTTGTCGCTTCTACTTCAATGTAATTTTTTTCTTCAACAGTTTGAGGTGTGATTTTTTTTGTTGGTTCCACAAATACATATTCTTTATTTTCATTGTTATCATTCTTTTCATTATTGTATATGTCCGTCTGCTGCCCGTCTGCTGCCCGTCTGCTGCCCGTCTGCTGCTCCGTCTGCTGCCCGTTTTGTTGATATTCCTCGTAGTTACATACTGATATTATGGTAGTTATGAAGCTTTTCTGCTGCTCTATCTGGTGATCATTTTCGAGTTGTTTTAGAAATCTTTCAACCTTCCCACGAGACCACTTCCAGCGCTTTGCTAATGATTCTGCCCCCATTCCAATTTGTCCACGACCGACCACTATCTTGTTGCCTCTTATATAAAAAAAGCTTTCCTTGTGATTGGCAATCAATAGTAAATCAATCCACGCCTGCATACGTGTGAATGGCTCTGCAAAATACAGGTCGTTTTCTATTATTTGCCGGTGTAATTTTATCCATCCGTCCATAGTTTTAATTTTTTTAGTTTAGCCCTGATTGTCAAACAGTTCAAAATTGGTTTTACATATTTTTTTATTTTCTGTTTTTTGTTTTTCGTTGTAATCATTATTTTCTTCTGCCCGTCTGTAGCCCATCTGTAGCCCTTCTGCCACTTGTCTGCCACTTGTCTGCCACTCGTCTGCCACTCGTCTGCCACTTGTCTGTAGCTTGTCTGTAGCTTGTCTGTAGCCCCCGTATGTAGCTCCCATCTGTAGATCGTCTGCGATTCGTCTGCGGCGGTTGCCCGTCTGTAGCCCATCTGTAGCCCTTCTGCCACTTGTCTGCCACTTGTCTGCCACTCGTCTGCCACTTGTCTGCCACTTGTCTGCCACTCGTCTGCCACTTGTCTGTAGCTTGTCTGTAGCTTGTCTGTAGCCCCCGTATGTAGCTCCCATCTGTAGATCGTCTGCTACTCGTCTGCGTTCCGTCTGTAGCTTCGTCTGTAGCTTATCTGCTATCCATCTGCGGCGGCTCCGTCTTCTGCCCGTCTGTAGCCCTTCTGTAGCTTGTCTGTATCCCCGTCTGTAGCCCACCTGTAGCTCGTCTGCTATTCGTCTGTATCCCCTTCTGCGGCTCGTCTGCTACTTGTCTGTATCCCCGTCTGTAGCCCACCTGTAGCTCGTCTGCTATTCGTCTGTATCCCCTTCTGCGGCTCGTCTGCTACTTGTCTGTATCCCCTTCTGCGGCTCGTCTGCTACTTGTCTGTAGCCCATCTGTAGCTCCTTCTGCTACTCGTCTGTAGCTCCGTCTGCTCTTCGTCTGTAGCCCCCTTCTGCTATTCGTCTGTATCCCCGTCTGTAGCCCACCTGTAGCTCGTCTGCGGTGGCTTCGTCTTCTGCCCGTCTGTATCCCGTCTGTAGCTTGTCTGTAGCTTCGTATGTAGCCCGTATGTAGCTCCGTCTGTAGCCCGTCTGTAGCTTGTCTGCGGTTCGTCTGGTTATCATTTTCGAGTTGTTTTAGAAATCAATTTTTTAGTTTAGCCCTAATTCAATTAATTTTGATTTGTAAGCTTCTGCGGCTTCAAGTTCAGAGGTAAATAGTTTTCGAAATACATGTTTTTTTTTGGAGAAAACTGTAGCTATCCATTTTTCATGTGTTTTATCAAAACAAACTCCGGGATACCGACTGGTAAGTCTATCTCGATCCCTTCTAAAACACGTTGTACTGTTTTTCCTTTGGGTTGTAACCTCCAAATTTGAAAGGGAATTGTTTGTTTTATTTCCGTCGATGTGATTCACGACTGAATTTACTTTGTCTGGTATGTAGTTAAGAAAAGCAGCAGCAACAAGCTGATGTATTTGCATAGTTTTCACTTTTTTGTCCTTACATAAACAAACGACAAAATAACCTTTAACTAAATTAGGTTTTAAAATTCTCCCAACGATGTTTTTTTTACTCTTGAACGACTTTACCCTTCCGAAGCTACTAATTTCATAAACACCCTCGTAACCTTCGATTTGCTTCCAAATTTCATTTGTTGTTTTCATTTTTATAAAAAAAAGAGGTATCCACAAAACTCTATGCGATAGGGACACATAAAATTCTATAGACACCCTTTAAGTATTTTTTTTATCGCTCCCTATAAGCGAGTCATCTTTTTGACGCTCCAAAGATAAAAACTCTTTTTTTTGTTTTATCCTATTGTAATTGCAATGTTTTCAATAAGTTATCAAACATCGTCCTTGTTTTCGTTTTCTTCTTTACCTAATAGAACCTTGAAGAAAAATAGAATTGTTGATACTGCCATAACTCCAACGACAAGCGAATAAAATGCGCTTAATAAGTCATTTTTGTTAAACATATTTGAGTTTACATAAACGATTACAAGGGTTGAAAATGTAATCAAGATTGTGACGGTTAAGGCAACTAAGTATTTCATAATAGTTAAATTTAAATTGTTTTTATTTTTTATGTTTGTTTTCGTAAATCATCTTTAAAGTTAAGATGATTGTCAATGTGGCTATCACCCCTATAAAGAGAGCAAAAATTGAGCTTGTAAGGTCTTCACTGTACCAAAATTTTGAATCAATACGTATTGTTAAATAGGTTGCAAAAATAACCAATGCAACGACCGATAATGCAATTAAATGTTTCATAGTGTGTTTATTTAATGTGTTATTTGTATTTATGATAAATTATTACAATAGATAGAGCAGTTGTAACTGATAATATTGTTCCAAGAATAATAGAAAAAAAGTATTTTCCAGATTCAGAACATATGCCATTACCTACGACATTACAAACGTCAATCCACTCTTGAATGATTGTGAACCCCAAGCAAAGCATAAAAATGACGACTGATATTGCAATTAAACGTTTCATTGTTTTAATGTTTTAATGTTGAATTGTCTACAATGTATTGATATAAATCAAGTATTGCCTTTGATTTTTTTGCCATTTTTCCATCGTTATCGTCGTCAATTGTTTTGTTTTTCCCAGCAAATCTAACTTTATATCCTTTACATTTAATCATGGAATTAATCATCGGCATGTAGTCTTTTGCATTCCCTATCCAAATATTAGTGCATAGTCTTCTGATTACAGAATTAGTGCTAACGTTAATATCTGGCGTTGAAAAAGGGTGCTGCTCTGTACTTACATTAAGATCAACGATCTTTCTAACGGATTTCTCCTTAACTTCAAACTTTTGATTTTTTATAACAAACAAGCTATCTTGAGTAAGTACGTCTATTTCTTGTAAGTCCATTGGCACATCCCATGTAGTCGCTTGAAAAATAATATCACATTTAATTGAATCCTTTTTTTGTTCAATAACCAATTGTGAAAAGTTGTAATACAATGTTTTCTTTGTAAATTCATCGGTGCTTACTGTAATCCCTTTTAATAGCTTATCCGGGATATTGATTTGTGCGAAAATAGGGTTCATTACTAATGTTTGAATAATCAAAATAATTGATACTATCAAACTGTTTCTTAAAATTGCATTTGTTGTTTTCATAATTTTGTTGTTTTAATTTGTTTTAATTGTTTTTATTATTTAATGTTGAATTGGCAACTCTGCAAAAACCCACGCAAGGGGTGAATGGGAGTTTATTCCATTTGCTCTCTTCCCTTCGATATTCCCAAATACTACCTACCTTCATAATCTTTCAATCTTTGCGATTCTTTTTTTGCAATTTCAATATTTACTTTTAAAATCTCTCTGTTTGCGTCACCGAACATATTATCTCCAAAATCAAGCCCTTTGAACATATGTGTTTTGTGATTTTGTTCGTCCATAACTTCAGCACGTTCAAAATCTCTTTTTTTCTTTAACTCGTCCGCACAATCCCAACAACTCAATGCGCCACGATATTCAAACATCGAGCCAATTCTAAACTCCCTCTTGCATATTGGACATGTTTCCATTTCGTCCATGTCTCTTTGATACCACATCTTTTTTTCATTTGATCT